TGCCGGTCGTGCCTCGGCTCGGCCTGACTAGCGAGCAGCGCGGGCGGGCGATCAGCCGCGAGCTTTTCAACCTGACCCTGCCGCGTCACCTGCAACCGCCAGGGCAGACCAGCATCTACGCGCTGGCACTGATTGAGAACGCCAGCAACGCGGGCCAGTGGGCGCTGGTCGGGGATCACGAGCACCTCATCGACATCCATCCCGAGCGCGATGTAACCGCGCTGGTGTCGCTGTTCCCGCAGCTAAGCGAGGAGGAGCGCAGCCAGTTGACCTACTACATCGCATCGAGCGAAAGCGTGACGTTCGGCAACCTGCTACCGTCTGACGCGACAGTGCTGACCCACGAGCAGGCCGAGGCGCTCGGCTGGTTCCCTGATGATCCCCTCCCATAATAGAGGATAATATGCCCGCAAAGAACCAACGATCTTACGGCAAGAAGAAGCCAACCAAGAAGATGCCCATGATGGATCTCCCCAAGAAGAAGACCACCAAGAAGGCTATGCCAAAGAAGGGGGGATATGGCCGCTAAGAAGAAAGGTCTCTATGCTAATATTCATGCCAAGCGCAAGCGGATTGCTGCTGGTAGTGGCGAGACCATGCGTAAACCTGGATCTAAGGGTGCCCCGACGGCAAAGGCGTTCCGTAAGTCTAAGAAGACTGCGAAGAAAAAGGGGAAGTAATGGCTATCAAACATAGGGGCGAGACGTTTGCAGGATACAACAAGCCTAAGAGAACCTCTGGTCACAAGACTAAGTCTCACGCTGTGCTTGCCAAGTCAGGAGATCAGGTCAAGCTGATCCGCTTTGGTCAGCAGGGCGTCAAGGGTTCTCCCAAGGGATCTGCTCGCAACAAGTCGTTCAAGGCCCGCCATGCCAAGAACATTGCTAAAGGCAAGATGTCGGCTGCTTATTGGGCTGACAAGGTGAAGTGGTAATGTGTGCTGTTCCTAGCAAAGCCTACCGCCAGATGGGTGGGGAGAGGAAGAAGAACCGGGGTATCCGTGCTCTCCTTCTGCCCGGTATGTCTGGCCTAAATGAACTCTACGAGCGCATGAAAGGTCGCCAGAACATCAGCGGAAGCCTAGACGAAGCCAAGGAAGAGCAGCAGCGCCGCATGAACCAGCGGCCCGCTCGGGCTCCCCGTATTTAACCGTATTCAAGTCCAAGGGTATAGAAGGAACCCTTGGCGCACCTAGCTTACGAGCAGGTGCGGTGTCTGCCCCAGAGCCCGCAAGGACAACTCTGGCTGAGAACAGACCGCAACCGCAGAAGCGTAGGGATATCGTAGCTCCTTCTGCTTTTACCCACGTTTTTTGATAGAGGAAACTCACAATGGTTGTGAATCCCATTACCCGTCCTGGTGCCGACGATCTCGGCGCGGACAAACAAGCACTTTTTTACAAGCTGTGGGCTGGTGAAGTCCTGACTGCTTTCCACCGTGAGAACAAGCTCATGGGGCTGACCCGCTCGAAGACGATTTCGTCGGGCAAGTCGGCTGCGTTCCCGATCACGGGTGTTGCTTCCACTGCTTACCACGTTGCGGGTGAGTCGGTCTACGGCACGGATGATGCCCAGACTAGCACTTACCTTTCCAACATCGCTGGTAAGGAGATCGAAATCTTCGTTGATGATCCGGTGGTCTCGGGCGTGTTCGTCCCGGAGATTGACCGCCTGATGAACTACTTTGACGAGCGTTCGGTCTACACGGCGGAAGTTGGTTCGGCTCTGGCAGAGCAAATGGATAATAACATCCTGAGCACCCTGCTGGCTGCGGCTTACAAAGACCCAGCAGACGTGAACCCCACGGGCGTCACGGATATGCCTGTGGCTGACAAGCGGGCCACCATCGCGACGGAAACTGGTGATCTCATCGCCAACCGCATCTTCACCATCGCCGAGCTTTTCGACGAATACAACATCCCGAAGATGGGGCGCGTTTGTGTTCTGAAGCCTTCGGCTTACCACAAGCTGGCAAGTGTTCAGGATTTGGTGAACAAGGACTTCACCAGCGGTCCTGGTGACACCACGAAGCGTGAGATTATGTCGGTCGCGGGCTTCAGCATCGTCATGTCCAACTCCTTTGCGAGCACGGACGAGACGAGCGGTGGCACGGTCACCACTCAAACTGGTGTTCGCAACGACCCCTGGGGTAGTGAGGGTGCTGGTTACCTGATGGACTGGAGGAAGCAACTCGGTGTCTGCTTTGTCCCAGATGCCATGGCTACCGTCCGTCTCAAGGAGATCGGTGTGGATGCCGAGCACTCGGTTGAGCGTCGTGGCGATCTGGTCCTGAGCGATTACATCGCGGGCCACGGCACGCTGCGTCCTGACTGCGCTGCTCAGATCGTCCTCGCCTAATCCTAGTTGACCCAGGAGTCTCTTCATGGTTGTTGAAGTTCATACTGCTGGCCCCGGCGATGAGTCGTGGCGAAGCACCCGCTTTACCGCAAAGATCAACAACCAGGACTCCTTTGTCTATGGTCACACCGAGACTGTAGACATGGAGACAATCTGTTTCCTGGTCGGAGATTCCATTGAGCACTCTTGGGTCAAATACGGTGCTGACGAGGACGTTTCTCTAGTCGTCTCGCGGGCAGATGGTATAGATATCACGTCTGCCACGGTATATCCTAAGAACGCTGGGTTCACTCAGCGCATTGCTAACGGTTCCCTGTATCTAACGATCTACCCAAATACGAGTTTGTATGTGGAGATCAACGGGGACCGTAAGCACACTCTATCAATCATAGGGCAGAGACCTAAGCCTCAACTGCCGACACAATATACCGATTGGACGACTAGAGAACTTACCGTTACCGACATCAACACGACGAGTCATGTCGTAACGGTCCCAAATCACGGGATTCCTAGTGGTGGAGTTGCTCGCGTAGCGATCAATAGCACGGGTGATATGCCCACAACCAGTCAAGGGCTTCTGGAGGCAAACCATGAAGCCATTGCTGCCCATGTAAGCTCTACTCAGGTGTCTCTAATAGACCGAGAGCTTACCGCAGTTCAGTTCAGTTCTGCGGGAACGGGGGATATCACTATGTCCCTTATGGATAAGCTCGACGGCGGGGTCTTGTATTTCCCTGCGGGGGTCCACAATATCGGAAGACTCTTCCGTGTTGAGTCCAACACCACCCTTTACTTTGATGAGGGCGCTGTTGTTGTGGGCAGCGTGGATCTCCGGCGGTGGTCAGGGCCTAACCTGATTAATGGCAATGTAGGAATGACTCAGGGCGTTAGCCTTGAGGGTCCGGGGATTCTTTCGGGAACTTACATCCGAAGAGCAGATGTTGATACAAGTTCCGGCCACTACCAAAGTTTAGTTCGTTATGTTGCCCTAGACGGAAATGTTTTTGGCCCCGATAGTGTCCGGGTTCCATCTACTAATCGTGTTTACGGGGTTACAATCTTCAAGCCTGCTTTCTACTGTAATCGGCAGGGTATTGGAGATTTTAATCAATGCTCTTTCATCTCACCTTGGACGTATAACAGTGATGGGTTTAATCCCGTCTCAAGGTCTACGGGTGAACTAGGATACGTTCGAGACTGCTACGCTTTAACTGGAGATGATTCTATTAAACTTCAGCATAAAAGGGGTGGCCCGCTTTACATGACTAAGTGTTTCTTGGTTGCCAATGCTAACGGAGCTATTCATTTCACTTACTGGCCTAGCATTTACGCTACATCTGATGAATACACTTCAACCGTAGATGACGTAGACATTCTATATTTACCCCCCAAAGACGAGGGAGAAGAGCAGAATCCTGCTGGAACCGTTCCAAAACCATTGGGCACCAGATCAATCATCAAGTGTTACAGTGATGGATATGATGGGACAGGGGGCAACGATGATGAGTCTTTGCAGGGCATGAGGCATGTCTTAATCAAGAACGTCCGTATATGGGACACGGCCTGCGAGGGACGCCCCATCACCTTGGGCAACCTTCGCTATCCATTCGGAGGCCCGGTCAATGTTCCGAACCAGCGGGATCAACACGGGAACGGCGGATTTTTCGTGTTTGACAATATCTATGTTGAGGGAACACCCCCCAACAAATCCGGTCTTTACGACCATGATGAAAACAACACGGTTAGTAATGTCGCCATCCGAAACATGGAAGTCGGGGGCGTCAAAGTAACCACAGCAAACAAAGATACCTTTTGGGACATTGATTCTAACGTCTACAACGTGACGTTTGATACCCCCAAGGTGACAGACCCCTACGCAGGAGGCCAGTAATGTTGTCGGAACTGGAAGCAGTAAACACGATGCTGTCTGTTGTTGGGCAGTCTCCGGTCTCCAGCTTGAGCGGTGCCATCAGTCCTGATGTTGAGCTTGCCAAGCATATTCTGAAGTCAGAGCAGAAAAACACTTTGCTTCGGGGTTGGAACTTCAACCGTGAGGAGAAGAAACTGACTCCAGACAATGTGGGCAAGATCCGAATCCCTGACGATACGCTCCAGATTGATTTGAACCCGAACAACTATGAGTTGATGAGGGACTACCAGATTACCCACCGGGGCGAGTATCTCTATAACCGCAAGGGCAACACCTACGTCTTTAGCAAGGCTATCCCTGTGGTCATCACGTTGGACTTGGAATGGCGCTACCTGCCTGAAGTCTGCCGCAAGTATATCGAGGCGCGTGCTTCTCGGATCTTTGGAGAGCGTCTGGATGCTGACATGCTTCGTCAGCGTAGCGCCCAGGAGTCGGAGTATAACGCTCTGTCTGCCCTCAAGGCCCATGAACTAGAGGACTCTGACTTCACCATGCTGGCGGATTTCAACTCCCAATACATCACGCGACGGGGGCTGTAAACTATGGCGAAGACGGGCCTTCTCTCTGTCACGATTCCCATCCCGACGCTGACAGGCGGTGTCAGTAGCCAGCCTGATGCGCTGCGCCTGCCCCAGCAAGCCGAGGTATCGACCAACGCAGTCGCCACGGTGGTTGAGGGTCTGAGGAAGCGCCCCCCCTCTGAATACGGGGGGATCATCACGGGTTTTCCCTCTGGTGAAGTGGCTACCCATATAGCCCGAGACACCAGTGGTGATTACCTGATCGCCTCAGATGGGGACACCATCAAGGTCTATGATGTAGCAAATCCAGAGGAAGCCAAGACTCTTAGAAACAAGAGTGGCGGTATCGCGTCTGAGCCAGACTTTGATTATCTGACCAGCGCCGATCCCCGGTCGGACCTTAAGTTCCTGACGCTAGGCGACTATACCGTAGTCCTGAACTCTACCAAAGTCACCGCAGAATCCGCTGACACTGTGGATCTTTGGGATGCCAGCATTGGGCTTATTCAAGTCAATGCCGGTGCTTACAGCACTGTCTATCGGCTAAAGATTACCGATCCGACTAACAATCAGTATATTGAGTGTTCCTTGGAAACTTGGAGCGCCGATGGCTTTGCCCCCAACGCACCCCCCGGCAGCACGTCGAGCGCGTCAAGTGCCGAGCAAAGCATTCGGACTACTGCACTAGCTAAAGCATTCTACGATCTATTGACGAACGGAGCCACCACCTATATTGGTTCTGCTTTAGTATCGGGCGGCATGTCTAACGGATTAGACCCTCAAGATTGGGAGGTTAGCCTTAGTGAAAGCACCTTAAGTATTCAGCGCCTTGATGGGACTGAGTTCGAGATGCGCCCCTCAGATACCCAGGGGGACACCTTGATGAAGACTGCCCACCGCAGCGAGCAGTTGTTTTCTGATCTCCCAATCCATGCCAAAGTTGGGATGGCGATTGAGATTCAGGGAAACCCTGAGGAAGTCGATAGTTCGTATTGGGTGGTCTTCCACGATACCAACGACACCAAGCAAATCAGCGAGTGGTCTGATGGTTACTGGCGGGAGTCGGCCAAGCCTGGGATCAAGAAGTCATTTGATCCCGAAACGATGCCCCATGTCTTACTCAGACAGCCCAACGGGGACTGGCGGTGGACCCCGCTAGATGGTCATACAATCGGGGGCACAACCTACACAATCCCCAAGTGGGCCGAGCGAGTTGCGGGGGACGCTAAATATACAAACAAGAACCCAAAGTTCGTGGGGCAAAAGATCCGTGATCTTTGTTTCCATGAGGGCCGCTTGGGTCTCTTGTCGGGAGATAGCTTGATCTTCTCGGAGACCCGAGAGCCTTTCAACTTCTTCCGCCTGACTGTCCTAAACATCCTAGACAGCGATCGGGTGGAACTGTCTGCGGATCTCAGAGACGGCGATGAGCTTACTCACGTAGCCCCCTTGGGCTCCGATGTTGTAGTGTTCTCTAACGGTCGTCAGTATGTCGTCCGTGCAGAGGGACCGCTGACCCCCCAGACTGCCAGTTTTATCGAGGGCGGTCAATACGATGCCAGTCCTACCTCGTTGCCCATCAGGCGCAAGGACGCCCTAATAACCACCAATGTCCGGGGTGGGAAGGCGGCGGTCTATGAGTATCGCGCAGTGGGCGAGCGCCGACCGTCGTTGGATCGCTTGGACTTGACGGCTGTTGCATCAGAATACATCGAAGAACTCTGGCATGTTGTTGGAAGTCCTCAGACAGACATGATGATTGGTCTGTCTAGTAAGGCACCTGATACTATGTGGGTCTACACGGACTACATGAACCAGGGGCAGCGGGTGATGCAGGCATGGCAGAAGTGGGTCTGGCCCAACTCTCCCAGCATTCAGTCTGCATGGTTTGAGGAGTCAGTCCTCTATCTAGTGCTGACCTACGGTTCTTCAGTCCGCTTGGTGAAGATGGACTGTGCTTACCATGCCACTGACCCCGAAGGTGGGCGAGTTTTCTTGGACTGCCGTGTGGATGAGGATGATGTCACCACCAGTTTGACTACTGGAACCAGCATGAATACGGTGGTGACCATGCCTTTCTCACCATCATCAGACATCCGGTGCATCGAGAAGCGGACCTTTAAGGAAATCAGGGTGTTGAGCATTGATGCTGCCAACAACACCGTGACTCTTCAGGGAGACCATGTCTCCTCAGAGTTCTTCTTGGGGTCTACCTACAGCTTCCAGCACGATCTCTCCAAGATTTACCGATCAGATGGGAACCAAGCTCCTGTAGTGGGCTCGGATCTCTTCTTAGATTCTGGGGTTATCAACTACCACAACTCTTCAGGGTTCGATGTAGTCATCACGGGGCGCGATGGGAATGCCTACCGCACCACCATGATGGGCAAGTTCTTGGGGGACGGGGCCAACTACCAGAACTTCACCTTGTCTTCGGGATCTCTTCGGTTCGGCATTCGAGGCCGCGCAGATGAGAGAACCATCAGCTTCCAGTCGGATGGTCCTGGTCCCCTACAGCTTGTCACGGCAGACCTAGTGGCTAGGGTCACCCGAGCTAGGGGTAACCGATGAGGGGTCTGGTTCGGGAATCCAAGCAGACAGACATCGACGAGATGTTGGGTGACGGGCTTCGCCCAGCGGATCTTCTGGAGATTGAGCAGGCAGGCTATAGCCCCCGCCAATCGTTGGAACGTGGGTTCCGCCGCTCTTTGCCTTGCCTATCTGTGGAAGTAGAGGACCGATGTTGTGGCATGTTCGGCGTCGTTTCGGACAGTCGCTACGATAGAGCGGGTAACATCTGGTTCTTAGGAACCCCTGGTATCGAGAAGGTCAAGGTCCAGTTTCTCCGAGAGTCTGAGAAGTGGCTCGAAGAGATTACTAGGAACTACCGATCTGTCTCTAACTACATTCATCAAGATAACACACTACATATCAAGTGGCTCAAGTGGCTGGGCTTCTCCTTCTTCAATAAGGTCGGCCCATTCATCGAGTTCGGGAGGATAACCAATGTGTAACCCAGGTCTGATTGGTCTTGGTCTGGCGATTGTCAGTGCTGCGGGGACTGCGGTTCAGCAGGCAGACAATGCTAACAAGCAATCAAAATACCAAGATAAGTTGGCGCGGGCAACAGAGCAGAACGCCGCCACCGCCGCTGAGTCTGATTACGTTGCCCAACTGGAGCAACTGAATCAGGTGCGCGCAGCGGCTACTGAGGAAAGCCTCAGGACTTCTCAAGCTCTTGAGAAAGCCAAGGCCACCCTAAGGGTCGGCGCTGAGACTGCCGGTCTCTCTGAGGGCGTTGTGGACGACCTGAGGGCTGGTCTGGCTGTGCAGGCTGCTCAGGATGCTGCCATTGATGCCCGCAACCTGACCTTTGAGGAGAACCAGATCATGCGGGGGGTCGATAAGATATTGGCTAACCAGCAGTCTCGCCTGAATGCTGTTATGCCCAGCCCGATCCAAGGGATTGATTATGGCCGCATGATTGGAACGCTCGGTCAGGGCATTGGCAGTTACGGCCAGTATCAGGCATCTCGTGGGCTTGGTTTCTTTGGAGGAAAGCTACCTGATGGCAAGTAGAAAGCGTTTGCGTCCGGTCGCCGCTCCGGTGGACCCTTTTGTTACCCCGGCTAACCCTGGTCCCGAGCAGAGTAACCAGACATGGGATGGGCTGCTGCAACTGTCGAACTCCCTGATGTCGGCGGACAAAGCCTACCGGGAGGCGGACGAGAAGAAGAAGCGGGAAGCTCGGGTTGCCAAGGCAGAGGAGCGGCGTCAGCGGGCGCAGGCAGAGGCGGATGCTCCTGTGGGTGCGGAGGTGTTGGCAAAACTGGTCAAGCAGCAGCCGGATTTGGTTACCCGGCTAAACCAAGGGGAAGCAACGGATGAAGACCGCCAAACTCTTATCTCTGCTTTCGCCGAAGCCGAGATAGGAGAGCCTAACAACCCCGCGCTGATTGGTGAAATCAAGAAGTATCAAGTCATCATGCTGCCCAGCAAGGGGGACTATGAGAATACCATGCTGGACCCCGAGTTCTTGGATTCTATCCAAGTTCTCCCTGAGGACCAGAAGCAGCAGGCGATGCAGGAGAGGAAGGCCGAATGGGTGGCCTCACAGAATGTCCCTGAGTCTCTCAGGCCCACATTGCTGGCAAAACTTCGTGGCTACGATGAGCGGGTCAATAGCGTTCTAGCCAGTCGCCGACTGAAGCAACATGAGGCCCAGACGAACCGCATCTATACCGATGCTGCCGGTCTCGCTACGGAAGCCATTGTCAGTTTAGACGACAACCAGAAGGCGGTTGCGGTCCAGCAAATCGTCTCCTTCCATAAGAGCCTGTCTGCTGCCGACCAGACTAAAGCAGAAAAGCAGTTGATGGGCGTGATGTCCGAGCGTCTCAAGTATGAGATTACCTCAGAGGACATGAAGGAAGATGATGTAGACGACCTCATTTCTATGCTGGAGGAGAACAAGCTCCTACCTGCGGAAGACATTGCCAAGCTTCAGAACATGGCAGAGTCGGCGCTTCGCATCCGCACCCAACGTGCTCAAGATCCGGTTCGGTCAGCCCAAGTAGATCGTGATATCGCAGGCATCTTGGCTACGGCTATTGCCCAGCAGGAAAGACAAAACGGAAATGAGCCGCTGACTAATGAACAACTAGAAAATGTTGTAAACGGTCGCTATGAAGAAATCGAGGGCATTTACAGGGGTGCTGGGCTCAAGATCGAGCGGACACAGACTGCTATAAACGATGCCAAGAGGCTATATCGCGGAGACCGAGAGTCCCGCAGATCAGACGATCGTGATCTTGTGGTGTCCTTGGACAACATGGTTGACCAACTCAACCCAGACGCCATAGAGAACATCAATCAAGCATATGTAGATAAGAAGATTACCCGAGAGACCCGAAACCGCTTGCTGGATGAGGTTGAGCAAAGCACTGATCCCGAGCAGGTATCCACAAGAGTCCAGCGGTTCCTTCAGCGTCAAACTATTCCCGGCGGCATTCAGACTCCTCAACTTCAGAGGGACTTAGAACAAGTATTCGCCAGCACTACCGGATCTTTGAAAGAGAAAGGCAATGCTCTTAGAGGAAGATTTCAAGGTGCTATCAGAGATTTACTTGATACTCAACCCGATAGTCTGCGAACGGACAAGCCGTTTTATTGGCTGGCGGAAGGTCGAGCAGGGAGATCGGGTGCTATCCGATCTGTCTTGAATGACACTGTCAGTAGCTATGTTGAACAGTATGGTGAAGAAAAATCAGAAGAGTTGTTCGGCGATGTTCTTGGTTACATCTTCGATGGTTTAAGCAACTCCGAAAAAGATCGGTTCCGCAGTCTACCTGAGAATCAGCAGGCTACTCAACTGACAAGATACGCGCTCCAGCTTACACACACTAAGCCTAGACAAGCTCTGGAAGGATACCTGAAGGAAAAGATAGCGGCTAAACAGACGGCGGCTATCCGCCAAAAGATCACGGGTCAACAAGAGGCGCTGACAGAAGGTAGGGCGATTTCAGGAATCGGCCAACTTAATATACGAGAGGCTGGTCGGGAAGCGTTGGCTGCTGTGGCCCCCACAAGCAGCATCATTGATACGCTACTCTTCAATCACGACCATTACATAGATGCGGCTCATCAAATGATTGAGAGGTTTAGCGAAGTAGAGACGGGGGGCGATCTATCCTCCCGGCTTCCTAGAGGCTTTGGGTATACTCAGTTGCTCTATCAAGATGCAACCTATGTCCGAGCTTTGGCTCGGTTTGCTGGTGTTACTGATGGTGTCCAGATCCCAGAGTTCAAAGAGTTCCCTGATGCTGACAGCGCCAAGAAATACCTGCGACTGCATACCCTGAACTACGGTGTGCCTTTGAAATCCTTGTCCACTGGCAGGCACCTGGGCTTAGACTTGGCAGAAATGGGTTTGACCTGGGATTCCAGTCCATACTTTGGGTCACTCCAAGACCTGCAAAGACATATCTCTAAGAATGAGGAAGGCCAGTGGGAACTTAGTAAGCAAGCCGCAGACGCTTTTAGGTTCTTCAAACTGAACACTGAGCAGGAAACGATCCAGCGTTTCTACAATGTTCAAGCAAAGATGACCGCAGACAGGCCAGACGAGCAGGAGTTCCTTAGGCGAATGCAGACCCCTAATCTGTCTGCTTTGCGGGTTGAAGGTGGGTTCATCAAGTTTAGGGGCGTGAACATTTTGGAGTCCGAGTTCCGCAAAGAAGTTATGGGGGATAAGTAATGAGCGAATACACTTCCTTCCTAGAAGAATACGAAGATCGTCAGCGCAACCTCCGTCGCAAAGAGGAGGAGCTACGACAGCAGGAACTCGCAGCAGAAGATGAGGATGCCCCGGCATTCCTGAAATGGTGGCTCCCCCGTGGTGTCGCGGGGGCTGCTGCGGGTGTCGCCAATCTCTTCGGGGCTGACATCCAAGATAACTTTGGGTTGGGCCGGTCTACCGGGGCTGTCGCCGGTTTCCTTGAGGGGACCACTC